GTTATTTTTTCCTCACTAGACGGTATGGCTGCATCACACCGTGTCGGCGTCTCAAGGGTCGTAGCAAATAATCGTGCTGAAACATTGTTCCCAAACCTATACTTACTAAAATGTCAACTGACGAGCGACTCACAGAGCGTAGCGAAGGGGGCGAGCGCATACTTTGGAGGTATCAAAAATGCACTGCGTCATTTGAACCCACTGCCCTGCGTTGCTGTCGAAAGAACAATAAGAAAAGTCGACGTCCCAAAGTTGTTAAGCAGACCGAATCTTTCACTCACCGATCGGATATTACTGGTGACTCCTCAACCTGGTCAGATGGCCGGTCTCAGCGTCAACGGTCTTCAATTGGTTCGACAGTTGTTAACGGAGTTAATGGGGGAAGACGCATCGGTAGCGGAAAGATATATTCCTCAGATGACATCTCCGATGAATCCGATGGCGATGGCGAGAGGACTTGCACTCTTGAGTGCCGGTATTGACTTTGAATTGGAAGAGCCATATTATCGCGACGGTATTGTGTGTCATGGTATGACTGAGATACTTGCTTTCCAGATGTGCTTACCCTATTGTTTAGACGTGCATGGCGATGATGTCCGTTTATCTATGCCCGCACAGACCGTGGAGAGAATGTTGGAACAGACAACTTTGCTGGATGAAATTGACATGAGCTATGGGACAGATGCGAGGTCGGATCAGCGAATGACGCAGGATCAGGCTAACGACAGTTCTAGATCAGTGAACGAGTGGGGCGATGATAGGGCGTTAGAACGTCAAACGTTGAAAGTAATTATGGCACTGATTACCTTGCAGATGAAGTTGGAGTTGGATCAGTTGTGTGAGCTGAGCGTTGAAGCTAGAACAGCGTCTAGTGTAACGTCGTTTGGAACGCAATTATTAAAGCAAGCGGGTGTCTTGGCTACGATTGATTGGCAGATGTTTAAGTTGATGGAAGCGATAGTGGATGCTGGACGTTATATGAACCCGTCAACGGTAGCACAAAAGTGGAAGGAGATTAGAGCTATGGAACAACCAGTCGGTCTTGAAGTGTATGACGTTGTGATGTCTAATGGTGCGTGGCAAGCGAAAAGAAATGATGCGACCATCCTAACGGTGAGGCCCGCAAAGATTGCTTAAGGTTGTGATCAGCCAGTGGCCGTAGGGTAAGTGGTGTCCTACCACCAACTGCCCTAAGGGAATGCTTCTTCATC